ACACAAAGTCCAGGGCGTAAAACATAAATCGAATACAATTATAATCAGACTACATGGACTTTCTGAAAACTGATGTCTCTGTTGGGCCTATTGATGGATTGAACTATAGGCTTTTATATGATCTTTTACCATCAAAAGTGAGTGACAATATCACTCTACCAGATCTTAAGACTCCTGACAAAGTTACCGAAGATACCAAGAAGTTGATCTTATGTGGCTTCATATATGTAGCTTATCATCATCCTATCGAGACTGATCCTAGCTTCACCAAAGTGCATAAGCACCTACCCTCTATTAGTGAGTCCTTCTTAATTCACTTGGTTGGTCAAGATGATTCCAATGATGCTCTGATGATAAGTAAGCTATTTGACATACTACAGGAGAAACTTGGTGACTGGATCACCATAAATTTTCTGAAGCATAACAACAGAATGTCAAAAGAACAGATCAAAACACTATGTGAGACTATAGTGGAGCTAGCCAAGGCAGAAGGTGGAGACACAGAAGAATATGAAATAGTGTGGAAGAAGATGCCTTCATACTACTCCAATCTCTTGATGCAGATGCTGCACAAGTAACAAAATCCAAGAGTGGGATTAATATCTTGTACAGCCTATATACTAAAAGACAACAAAATCACACCATCATAGGTTCAAAACCACACTCATAACAACGAAACACAAAGCCAAAGGGCCAAACAAACACAGCTACACACACTCACTCCATTGGGGAAATAGTTGAAATTAAATATGGTGCTATGCACCTCATCCGGAGCGTCTAGCGGATAGGGTGCTTAGCACCCCTTATAAGAATAATTAGAGTGTCCATGCTTAGCATACACACTGTGATTAGCTAGTTCTACTTTAACCTACTATCAGACTGAGTCTGTGATCTGCCATCATAGATGGTCTAATTAGCCATAGGCTCTCTTTAGCACCTTCAAATCTCGAGTTCTGGCTGCCTCTTCTTAATCAGAGGCACCAATCCTGGCTGCTTAGTGACACCAAACTCTACCCCAGGATCAATTTCAGATATCTGCTTAGTTGTGAAAGCTGTAGTGACAGCTCTCTGGACTACATCTGTAGTGAAGTTCTTGAACTTGCCCAGATGATTTATAGTTCTGTCTGGTAGAGGTTCAAACTCAAACATTACAGTCTTTTGAGGCTCCATAGGAACTGGAAAATCAGTTCTCTCAATTCCCCAGAACCAGAGAGATCTAGCAATCACACAGTTTTCAACAGAGTCATCTTTCACCAAGATCTCCACCTGCATCTTATCAGCATCCTCATATGATAAGAAATTTGGCAAAGAGCCAAGGACTGCAAAGTTCTTCGACATAGGATAGCAGACTTCAACCTCTACCTGCTTGGTTGGGTCTTTGTATGATTTATCAATAATCCGGAAAGTCACCGTTCCAGTGGCTCTCCCTTTTATTCCAATCCAGACCACGGCAAAAGTTGCAACTCTGAAGAATGGGAAAGTCTGGAAAGGTTTACGGAACATCAAAGGTGACGAGTCTATGATGAAGTGAGCCTTTCTGTTTGCACAAATTGAATAGTCTTGTTTGGCTACGAACATGTCATAGCTATTTGCTCGGACATCTGCGAAGCTAAAGGGCTCCAAACCTAGTACAGTTGCTGCTGTATCAATAGTGAGCCTACCCTTATTCAGAGGTCGGCTACTCATTGCTTGCTTCTTTTTGTTGGACCTCTCATGTTTCTCTGCAGCTTTCTCAGTGAGATCATCTGTCAGGAGTGTGCTCTTTCCAAATGAAGTGAACTTAGCTAGAGACATGTTTGATTTAGATTTCTTAATTGCCCTGACTTTGTGT